ATATTGTCTCTTATAAAAGGATAAAATTCTCCATGAAATACGTAAAATGACATAAATCTTGTTTTAATAGGGCTTTTTTCCAAATTATGATTTACAAAATCATAGGAATTATAAAAATAAGCTATCTCGATATAGTCATTGAATTTACAATGATAATCATGTAGACTATTAAGAATCTTAAAATCATGACTTGCTATTGTATGATAATATCCAGAATCTATTAATTTTTTGGCATTCTTAATGTATATTTCATCAATTTGTTTACTATCATACACGTCCCCCTCATATATACCTTTGACTAATCTAACATGTCCTCTCCTTGTTAATATATAATCTATTTTAGAGCTCACTGACTCATTATATGCGGCAAGAGTAATTCCAATATTTTTGTATCCCTTGGATAATAATTTAAGATAAAAGTTGTATTCGGTATCCAAAGTCTCTTGTATAATAGCCGACAACCATATAAAAATATTCTTTCTTTGCGCATAATCAACTATATCCAATAATCGTTTCCATTGCTCTTTCTTAGATAATGACAACTGTTGTATTTTAATAGACATTTTATTACGTTTATAAATACTACCTGGTTTGCTTATTCTATCGAGATAATTGATAATTTTATAATATTCATAGTAAGAATTATTATTTTCTGTAAAAATAGGTAAAATGCTCAGACTAATTAAAAAATCATTATTAGTTATTTTTTGAATTACTTTTTGATTATCTTCTAATGTAGATTTTAGATTAAGTACATATATAGCATAAACAGCTATTAAGAAAAATATTATATATATAACTTTACTTAGCATATTATATATATCATATTAAATTATAATACCAATTTTTAATGATTAGGAAAATTATTTATTAGCATAGACTAAACCACCCATGCCATTTCTAATATCTAATATATTGTAGTTGACAAAATATACGGTCATATTATATTTGTAATTCTCGTTATAAGATGATGGTTCTTTGAAATTAACATTTAAAACAAGATTATCTATTTCAGACATATTTAAGAATCCGGTTGGCTGTATTTTCCCAGGAGATTTAGATAATGAATAAACAAGAATATCATCTACATATGTTCCATTATAATGCTGATATTGCTGTTCAAGATTAAAATATTTAGTAGATTTATATTCAAGTCTGTTGTTATTATCAATTTCAATATTCATTGAATCAATTATTCTTCTATCGTAAAATTTATGGTTTTGAATATCTATGGATGGAATATTATTATATTCTCTAAATTTCCAAATATCAAGCAACGATTTAAGATCCGATTGGCTATAAATTCTATCTTGTTTAAATGTTTGAAAGTCTTTATAATTAATTTCCACGTAATCGTTATTTGAAAAGTTACTCCATTCATTTCTTTTTTCAGCATCTGCCCTTTTAGGAACAATAATAATTTCTTTTATTGGATGATAAACTTCAAATTCAAAATTTTTAGTTCCTTCTACACTTAAAATATTAAAACTTGTAACTTGTTCTATTAAATATTTTTGAGAATTTTGTGCTATAAGATTTCTTTCCTTATTATCAAGAAATATATAGTTAATTTCAAGTTGAGGATCAAGTTCCCAAAATGAATTAATGAAATAATTTTCAATACTTAAGTTTTCTGGCGGTTTTACCCATCTGTATCTATCTTGGTTTAATGTAACACTTGCACTGTTAGTATGGGATATAGTTTCTTTATTAGAAATAAGACACAGATCTCTAAAAGATCTTAATTCAAAATCGATGAATACTTGATGATATTTAAGTGCTATAAGAGGTAATGAAAGTCCTCTGTTTTTAGTAAACCAGAATAATAAAGGAACAATAATTTTTTTTGATTTAATACTTGGCGAAGTATTGTAAAACTTGTTAATTTTATTTTCACCGTCCAATTGATTAGAGTTATGAACATGAAAATAAGTATTACTATTAATAGATTTGTCAAATATATCATTTTTACCTTCTAAATTATTTAATTTGAAATAGTTATATATAAATTCACCTGATATAGTTTCTATTAGTGTATCTTCAATATAAATTGACGCTGATTTGATAATACTTGTCCCAATATTTTCAATATATTTAAATCCATTTACCTGTTCTGATTTTATTGCTGGAAGTTGAAATGTTAAAAAAATATTATCTATAAGATCACCATTTCTGGGAACTTTTACACGAAATTTACTGGTTTCATTATAGGGTAGTCGTTTATTTATACTTTTTAAGTTACCATTTAAAATACTAAAATTAGAACATGGAACATTTATTGTTGACATTGTAAAATTGGTATATCTCATGTAAACCTTTTTAAATAAATTTATATTGGGGTTATTATTTAGATATGAGTCTTCAATTCCTTTAGTTGATAATTGTAGTAAGCCTCCGCCCATTTATATATATTTATATTATCCTTTAATGTAATATACTGAATATTTTACTAAATACATTATGACATGTAAATATTTCAACAGATTTGTTATCAAGACTAAATTTAAATAACCAGTGTCTGGGTATAAATAGAATATTATATTCGCGCAAAACGATATCTATTGCTTGAACTTTGGAGTTATTTTTATCTGGTAATTTATAATGTTTAAATACAGTGTCGTTTGATTTTTTATTATCAAAAAATTCAGAGAACTTAGGATTAATTAATTCTATATTTTGAGTTTTCATGCTTCTTATCATTAAAATTTCACCATTATGAGAAATGTAATCATTTGTTGGATTATACATTGTAAATTTCTTTGATATTGACAAGGGTGAATGTAAATTATATTTTTCCACATTATCTTTTAGACTAACTTCTTCTATAAACGTTATTATAAGTGGATTAAGTTGATTATACAATTCATTTCCATTTGTGTAATCGAGTTCTTGTTGTTGAATTTCGTAACCATCAGCTTTTAATTTATATTTTCTGTAATGCATTATTAATAAAACTATTGTAGTTAAAATAAAAATTTTAGTGTATAATCTCATTTACTATAAATGAATATTTACTTTTTTTAATTTAAACACTATAACTATTTAAAGTTTATTTAATATTATTGATTATAATAATGTCTACTGAAAGATTAACAGCAAGAGTAAAATGGTTCAATCCTCGTGCGGGATATGGATTCCTTACCGATTGTAAAAACGCTGACGACGTATTTGTTCATCATACGGAAATTACAACATCAGGAAATGTATACAAAACACTCACCGCCGGAGAGTATGTAGAGTATGTTACTACCACTGACCCCACCGGAAAAGTTCTCGCAAACAACGTAACTGGTATTCTTAAAGGTCCGCTTCTCTGTGAAAGACCAAGGCCTAAGAAAAAAACTAAAGGACCAAGAGGAGACGAAGATGAAGATTCCGGTCCTGAACAAGCTGTAGGAGATCCCACTTCTGCTGCTCAATAAACAATTATATTTATATAAAGTTTTATATATAAATATATCTATGTCTAGTAATAATAATTTTACCAAAGATTTAATTGTAGGAGGTTTCGCTGGAGGATTTTCAAGAACAGTAACTTCACCTTTAGAAATTACTAAAATGTTACAGCAAAATTACCCTAATAATTTTGGTAAAAAATCGACTAGGTCTATCATAAGAGATGTCTATAAAAGTAATGGTATGAAAGCTTTATTTAAAGGTAATCTTACTAATTGTTTAAGGATCGTTCCTCAAAATGCTTCGCAATTGGCTTTCTATAATTATTTTCGTGAAAACATGAATAACTCCTTCCCCGAATATAAAAATACTAATTCTTTTTTATCAGGGTCTTTTGCTGGAATAATTAGTTATAGTCTTATTTATCCTCTTGAAACTGCCAGAAGTAAACTATCTGTTGATATTTCCGGTTCAAATAAACAATATAATAGCTTATGGTCAACTCTTAAATATTCAGCAAGAACTAATGGTGTAAAAAGTCTTTATAACGGATGGTTAATATCTTCATTAGGAATGATACCATATCAAGGTATTACTTTTTCAACATACAGCTATATGAGAGAAAAATACAATCCTGAAAATAATAAATTAATCAATTTACCTATTGGGTCGTTGGCCAGTTTATTTGCGGTAACTGTTACCTATCCATGTGATGTAATTAAAAGAAAATATCATCTTTCAGGAGAACTTGGAAATATTAAATATAATAGTTATAGTCAACTTTTAAAATCAATGTTTAAAGAGAGTGGTATAAAAGCTTTTTACACAGGAATTATACCCTGTTATCTAAAGATGATTCCATCCAGTGCGATATTTTTTTTCACGGTTGAATTATTCAAGTAAATTTGATATTTATTTATATTAATTCTTTATTAATAAATATTTTATGAGTGTTGAACAAACAGACTGGAAACTAAAAGAGACTTTAGGTAATTATAAAAATGAAGGTGACCAATTTAATGTATATGAAAATTGTTCACTAAAAAAACCTGCTGATTATAATCCTGATATAGATATTATCTGCTATAAATCAAATTCTTCAGCATATAATGGGTATAACCAACATTATAATACAGGAAATAACATTTATGATAAATGTATTCAAAAGATTGTAACAAAAGGAACAATTCATCCTGTTGGTAATAAAAGGAAGACACCTCATAATATTAAATTAGAGCTTAAAGAGCATCAAAAAAGAATTTTACATGAAATGCTTGAAAGAGAAGATTACGAATACAGACTTTTAGATTCTCAAAATTTACTATTCTTGTGTGATAATGTAGGTAGTGGAAAGACTATTTCTATTCTTTCACTTATTGCGGAAAGACCCCAAGTTAAAAAAGTTTGGAAAAATAAGTATTATCTACCAAGATCAAAATTGAATAAATACGAACAAGAAAAATACAAAGTTACGGGAGTTACATTTAGTAATAGTTTGCATGTATTTAATTCAAATCTTCTAATTATTCCACATGGAATATTTAACCAATGGGAGAAATACATTGGAGAAAATACAAATATTAAATACTATGTTATAGGAACTAAAAAGAATATGAAAATGGATAAAGAGACTTATGATAAGGTTTTGAATGAAAACAGCATTATTTGTATAAAATCTACTATGGTAAAAGAATTTGTAGGTATTCTTAATTCATATTATGGTCAAACTGGTTGGAATATTGATCAGAATAATACTGTTCAGAATACCGACGACTTTAAATCAACTAATATTTCGGGAATAACAGGTGAAGTTAGGAAAGAAGCGAAACAGTTTATTAGTAATTTTACAAGTAATCCATGTAAAGATATTATGGACAGTTTCTTAGATAAAATTAATAAAATTAATGAAATGATTGATTACAAAGCATTGGGAGAATCAGGTAATATTGTAACATGTGATGAGTTTAAACATATCGCGGGGGGTGGTATGTGCCCAAATACACCAAGCGGATATATTTTCCAGAGAGTTATTATTGATGAAGCTGATTCTATTCACATTCCAGCATTCCCAACAATTCATGCGAAGTATACCTGGTTTGTAACATCGTCTATTAATAATTTGCTGTATCCACATAGAAAAGATAGGTGGGATTCAGGTAATAATAAATATGAAACTATATCCAATGGTATTAGGGGAACAGGGCTTATTAAAGATTCACTATTAAATGCTGTTGATTGGCAAAGACCTTCTAACTCATATTATAAAGGATATAATAGTTGTCGTATTTTTAAAACTATTGTAAGAAATCACCTTAAGTTTATTAAAGAGTCGATTTATATCCCGAAGCCTATTGTAAAATATCACAAATGCTTTACTCCGCCAGAACTTCTTGCTATTACAAATGCGGTAAACAAGGAAGCTTTGAAAGCATTAAATGCTGGTGATATTAAAAAAGCTATGAGTATGATAGGATGTGAATCTTCTACAGAAGATGATATTCTTAAATCTGTAAATGATAAGTTGTATAAAGAACTAGAAGTATGTAAATCAAATCTTTTAAATAAAAATAGTCTGTTACAAGCAGAGGAAAACAATATGGAAAGTGTAAAAGTAATGTTACAATCGGCTAAAGAAGAGAACTTTGATAAAGAATTTATCTTGGATCTCACAGAACAAAAGAACTATGTAAGTAATAGAATCAATAGCATCAAATCATCTATTAAAACATGGACAGATAATATTAATGGATTCGAATCTAAAATCAAAGGTATTGAGGAAAGAGTAAGCGGTTGTGAAAATAAAGTATGTCCTATATGCGCTTGTAATGTAACGGCACCTGCTCTTACTCCTTGCTGTAGAAATGTATTCTGTGTAAAGTGTGTATCAATGTCACTTGAATATTCTAAAGAATGTCCTTTGTGTAGACAACCACTTGAACTTAAAAAATTAAATATTATTGTATCTGAAAAAGTAAATTCAGACGAAAAAGATGTTGTTTTGCCTACAAAAATTGACAATATTATTACACTTCTAAAAGTAAATCCTGATAAAAGAGCTATGATTTTCTCGGAGTTTACTAATGCTCAAGCATTTATGGAACTCAAAGAAAAACTGAAAGAGATGAATATTAAATATGAAGTTCCCTATGGGTCTTCTGGAAGAATTTCAAATATAATTAAAAGATACAAAGAAGATAAGGAGCATCGGGTTCTTCTTCTTAATGCAAATTGTTTTGGTGCGGGCTTAAATCTTCAATTTACCGATGAAGTATATATATTCCATAGAATGAGTGTAGACCTCGAAAATCAGGTAATTGGACGTGCTCAAAGAATGGGACGAACAGGTCCTCTTAATATTCATTATATGTGTTATGAAAATGAATATCCCGAAAATTATGATAATAATTCTAAAGAAGATACTAATAGTAATGACGCCTCAATTGTAAATCAATATTTAGATGATGGTAATGAAACTGTCGTCAATACTATACCCTCTCCTAACTCTCCTAAGATTGATCAACCTAATACATCTACGTAATTTTAGTATTAGTGAAGTTTATTGAAAATTAATTTAGCTAACTCATTATTTTTTAATAAAAATATATATATATGACTAAATCTTGTCCACAACATGGGGCTAATTGTGATATGCGTTGCAGAGACCCAAATGTAGATAACGGAATGATGACTAAAGTATGGGGGCCAGCCGGTTGGCTTTTTTTACATTGCGTTACATTTGGATATCCTTATGCTATCAATCCTGAAAATCTTGATCACGCTTACAAACAAGACCATTATAAAACCTTTTTTAATCTTGTAGGATATATCTTACCTTGTAAATACTGTAGAGAATCTTATATTGAATTTGCCAGAGAAACACCTATTGATAATTTTTTATCAACAAGAGAAGACCTTACTAAATGGCTTTATACTATACACAATAAAGTTAATAAAAAACTTGGAGTAGCACACGACTGTATTCCAACATTTAAAGAAATTCAAAAATTCTATGAACAATTTAGGGCTAAATGTAAAAAGACTAGTGAAGAAGAAAGAAAAATGAATAAAGAAAAAGGCTGTGTAAAGCCTGCTGACGGAACTCCAAAAAAATGCGTTATTAATGTTGTTAAATGTAAAGAAAGTGATGTCACCAGAAGACATAATTCTATTGTATATAATAATTCACCAAGTATATTGGATAATTCTGAATTACTAAAGGGAATTACTAATTGGAAAAATTGGATTGTTCCATTTGTAATTTTATTAATATTAAATATTTTCTTGGTTAAAAGAGGTTAATAATTATTTAAATAGGTTTTCATAAGAAGAATTTCTCTTTCTTGATTGTAAATTATATCTTTTGCTAATCTATATAATTTAGCATCTTTTTTAACAACATCATTTTTTATAAGTTTATTAGT